TGGCTTGCACTTACACCAGTTATTCCTTCAGTGGCCCAAAATACTACTTTGTGCAATTTTTCTAAATCAAGCGGCTCCTTGCGTCCACCACGCTTGGTAATTAATATTTGTGTCATCGCTACCTCAATGTATATTTTTTGTTACTACGTTTGCTTCTAATGTTCGTCGAATACTGATATGTTCTGAACTGATATTTAACATCTCGCCCCAGGCCCAATTCAATATATATTTTCCCTGGTTGATCAGGACTAAATTGTCATTACCATCTTGGCTCTGTGCTAATTGCATATCTTGAATATCTGGACGTTCTATTAAGTGAATAGTATAAACTATTCCTAGTGCTTTTGCAAGACTGCAGTAAATGTTGTCAGCCAAAAGATCCCAAGGATCGGGCCAATTACGGCGATCATCCCAATGCAAGTAATAATTGGATATAGGGGCTTGCTGCCACCAGTCATTGACTGCTAGGAGTGCAGTTTCTAAATCGTTGGTTTGGTTTGTTTCTCTAAGTTGGCACCAAGCAGCCAAACGTTCTTCATAGCTTTGCGGCCACACGTTAATCCCGTATTAGAAGTGACTCAATGACCAAGAGAAATAACCTTCGTCTGCAGGTGCAGTATAACTTATAACAATGTTAGCACCACTTATGCTCGGAATAAGTGTGATTCCAGCAGTACCGTTTTCGGTATAGTCGTCGTTAAACGATAGCACACCTGCACCATCTGTGCCAACAACAGTCATGCGGCCATAACGAATATAGTTTGTTATTGAACTTTGAAAACGATATTCCATAATAAAAGCATTATTGACTTGATTTGAGTTTACGCTGAAAATTTCTGTGTCAACAGCAGCATCGTATAAGAATTGGCTGCCGCCAGCTTCTCGGTTATAACTACCAAACTTATAACGTTCGCCGTTGTCTAGTGCAAATGCTTGTTGGTTATTAAGATTAATGCGTGGTACAGCAATATTGTCCGCGCTACTACGCTCGAACATATCACCAACAGATACATTATTGTTGTTTTGAATTTCAATAACCGACGACGATGGAGAACCTGCACCTTGGAATTCGTTGCCCACGTCTAAGAAAATATTGTATCCCGACACATTAAGTTGAACATTGCCGAAAATAATACCTTCATACGCAATATTATCAAATAAACTTTGTGTAACTCTTAGACCCACTGGGCCACCATTGACAACGGTGCCTGTGCCAAGTACCACGCCTTGATATAATGTGCTAAATTTTGAATTAGTGAATACCACGCCTTGGATTTGTAAATCGCAAGAAGTGGCGTAAATCATTTTATAAAAGTGGCAACCATCAAATATAACATCACTGGTCACAAACGCATTGCTCTTATAGCGAACGCATGCAACATCGTCGGCTGCTGAAGTTAATGTTGTTGTTGTATAAGGACCATAAAAGTTACAATTTTGTGTGCGCACTTGTACAACATCTTCTAATAGAAAAATGTCACTGACTTTTTCGGTTGAAAAAGCCATGTTAGATAAGTTAACTAACTGAGGAACAACTGCACCGTTGCTACCAATGTTCTCTCCGGTTTGTTGTAAACTATCTGTGGTACGAAGAACATATTCAGCCGCTGACCCAGCGTCTAATACAATAATCGAACTGTCAGCACCCTCACCAATTAAACAGGCATAAGGTGGAATTAGTAATGTATCTGTAATACGATATGTGCCCGCTGGGAAAAATAAACTACGACGAATTGCAGTATTAGTATCACGGCAGTATAGTTGGTATAATGCGCGATTAATTGCTGCGGTGTCGTCGGTTTCACCATCACCTACAGCACCAAAGTCTTTGATCGACGCATAATCATCAAAAACTGCTTGTAGTGTTCGAGTAACCGGATCACTGGCTGTTGGACCTGTTTCTACTGTGTACCCAGCAGCATCACCTTTGTATGTGTATGAGCTCGATAACGCAAGAATATCGGAATATTCTGTTAAAACTTCTGTGTTGCCAATCATTGGCGCACCCTCAGCGAGTGTGCCATTACCAATGTATAGTCTGCGGTCGTCGATTGCCCAACCTAGCTCGCCACCGGCTAGCTGTGGTAGGTTTTCTGCTAAGCCTTTGCGCTGTGTAATACGTGAAATCTGTACAATAGCCATCTATCTATCTCCGATCACGTATTTACCTAGATTGATAGATAGTATTGTTCGACGCGGTCCCACCACATGCTGCGGTATTTTTCGTATTCTGCGCCCTCGAGCACAAACTCTTGGTATTCAGGATCTTTAAGAATATTAAATTCAGCATCAACATCAGGTTTAACACACATTAATATCACGCCTTTGCGAATATTAGTGCCATAGACTTCATTGTGTGCTTCAGCATAAGCGCACAATTGCATGAAATAATCTTCAATCCATTCTTTCTTTTTAGGCTTATTTGTTTGCTTGTAGTCTAATATAGCCTGTTCATTTAAATGAATGCCAGCACCATCAGTTGTTCCAGCGTAAATGCCAGGAAAATAAAGTGGGATTTCTACGCCCCAGAACTCGTCAACTTTAACAAGACCTTTATTAATAACTTCTTGAGCCATAGCGTGACTAGGCCACGAAAAGGGATTCGACCCACGTTCTTTTAATTCGCCTGTAAGCACATAATGTTCTAAGTAACTGTGCATACGAGTGCCGCGGTTTGCAGCCTCAGTGGTAATTTGCTGTGCCTTTTCTACACCTACACGCTTGCGCCACTCATTTAAGGCTTTCTTTTTCTCTTCGGGTTTAGTGCGATCTAAAATAGTAGTTACGCTAGGTAACCTAAGACCGTCGGGTGTAGCATAAAGACGCTGTCCGCCAACGGTTTCCCTGCTTAGTGGTTGGTAGTCAAATTTGTGATTGTACAATTTTTTCTTTCTGTAACTGGTATCTACCAGTATCTCTATTGAATTCTACCACTCCCATCTTAACTAGTTCAAAAATGATACTTTCGGACTCAGCATGTAACTTGTTGTGTTCTGCAACCGTAGTTAAGAACAAGTTACTAAGATGATTATTTCTTTTATTACCGTCGATATGATGCACGATCTCACCCTTAGTAAGTCTACGCTCTAAGAAAGTTTCCATTACAAACACATGTTCACGGATACAAGTGTAACCCCCGTTACGGTATGGGTAATCCTTGCCAATATACACCTCCGGGTACCCGTCTTTTGCAATTATTACTTGCCCAGAGCGTTTACTAAGGGTGCTTTTAACTTTTTTATCATAGCTAGCCTCGTTTGCTAGTTTATGCAGCCCTATTTTAGATATACACTTGCTACAAAAAGATTTCGCAGTAGTATCGTACTTGCCGTTTCTTACTTTTGTAAACTCTGTGCCACACTTATCGCATTCCCAGTGGGTGAGCGTTTTTGAACGGATGTACGACATTAACTTACCGTACTTACTTTTTCTCGAATACTCTTTTGTTTCTTTTGTTTCGTATAAAAACATATAGTTTCCTCCACTGCTTTATTTATCCATTAGCAGAAAAAACCTTAGATTTTTTTGCTTTAGGATTTTAAACGGTGAAGCTGCTACCGCATCCACATTCATCACGCACATTGGGATTTTCAAAAGCAAAGCCTTCGTTTAATCCTTCGCGTTTCCAGTCCATTACTAGCCCATCTAAGTATGGCAAGTGCTGAGGGTTAACGTATATGTTAACACCATGATTCCAGAAACACAAGTCATTTGGGTCAACTTGATCTACATACTCTAGCAAATAGGCCATGCCAGAACATCCGGTTGTTCGCACACCAATACGGATTCCGTATCCTCGATCACGGTTCATTAATTGAACCTTTACCTTCATTGCTGCCTTTTCGGTTAGTGTAATCATACGCTAAAACTCGATCCACACCCACAAGTTGTTACTGCGTTAGGGTTTTTAATAGAAAACTGACTACCTTGAATTGTTTCGACATAATCAATGGTAGCACCAACAAGATATTGGTAACTCATTTCGTCGACTAAAACTCGTACAGTATCTTTTTCGATTAAAAAATCGTCGTTGTTTTGATCTTCGTCAAAGGTAAACCCGTAATTAAATCCCGAACAGCCGCCGCCAGTAACAAATACACGCAATTTAAGATTAGGATTGTTTTCTTCGGCTAGTAAATCTGCAAGTTTAACCACTGCAGACTCAGTTAGATTAATTGGATCCATTGTGCTTATCCTTGTAGTCTTTTACTGCTGCTTTGATAGCATCCTCAGCAAGTATTGAGCAGTGAATTTTAACTGGCGGGAGTGCAAGCTCTTCTGCAATCGCTGTATTCTTAATCTCTGTTGCTTCGTCCAGAGTTTTACCCTTGAGCCACTCTGTGACCAGGCTTGACGATGCAATAGCCGAGCCACAGCCGTATGTTTTAAATTTTGCGTCGGTGATAGTACCATTTTCCACCTTTATTTGTAATTTCATAACATCGCCACAAGCTGGCGCACCAACCATACCAGTGCCGACATCAGTATCGGACTTAGCAAAACTGCCAACATTCCGAGGGTTTTCATAATGGTCGATTACCTTATTAGAATACGCCATGATTAATACTCCTGTAACTTATTACTGTACTACACAATAAATCATTTGTCAATATTTATTGCTTTCTTGGGCATGAATTTGAGTTCATGATGGGTAAAGCTCTCTGGACAGAATTTGCATTGTGGAATTACGCTGTCAATATGTTCAAAAAAGTTATCCTTGAGCTGTTCAATATTATCTATGGTATAAGGTTGATAACTGTGTACTAGTTCTTTGTCTTCGGGCGGAATGTCCAATCCAAATTGTTCATCCAATTCTGGAAATAATGCAACCGGTCCGCATTTGTACAACTTACCTTTGATGAAATGGTAGACTTTGTTCTGTGCAAAATTACAAATGCTGTGAGCACGTTCTGGATTACTATTGTACAAAGTCATGTCGCCCGCTGGATTAATTTTAATACTGTTTTCAGTAAACAAACTTTGCTGCCAAACGCCTACTTTTACTGGGCCTTCAAATGAATAATGGCCGCCTGTGGTTCCTGCGTTGCCATTTGGGTCCTCATAAACTCTGTATTTTGCACCCTTGAAGAACTTATGAATATTTTCAAATAATTCTTGTTTATACGCATTGTGGTGTAACGATACACCAAGCCAAGCATTTGACTCAATTAAGGTATTAAATAATTCTGGCCAATATCCCAAACGAGTCCCATTGGTTAAAACTTGTATTGGTGTGTGTTGGCGTATCTCTGGACGGCAAGGCCATAGTTTATGTAACCCTCGTATCCATTCGGGCAATGTCGGGTTTAACAAAGGCTCTCCGCCGAGAATAACAATCTTGTCTAGTTCAACATGTTTAGCCCATTCGGCATAAACGTCAGCATAGTCCTGCCAGGCTTGCCAACCTTTAAATTTAAGGTTGTTAAAACGATTGCAGCCCTCGCAAGTAAGGTTGCACACGTTGGTAATATAAAACTCGACAGATGGGATGTGTATCTTTTTCATTAATAGTAATTATCTAGTTTCTAGTCTAGAGATTACTTTAATGCACGTTTGGCCATTTTATCCACAGTAGCACGAGCTTGATCTGTGGTCATTTGGTCGTCGGCACCAGGAACATATTCTTCGGATCCCTGGAAAATCACTTGATCGCCTTCGACGTTGGCAATAATATTGTTTAATGGTTCTTCGTCGGCCAAGTCACGCAATTGGCTTGCTGTTAGTGCAATGCCCATATCACGTGCTAGTCCAATAAATGTGTCGACACTAATGGTTTTCTTAGCACCAGTGTCACCAGCACGACCTAACAAAAACTGGCCTAGTGCGGCCAGTTTTGTTGTGTCTACGTTATTTTCAAACTCAGTGATGCGCATTATTAGCGGCGTCCACGACCTAAATTCATTAGTTCGTCTTCTTCCTCGTCAGCACCAGGAAGTTCAACGTCGGCGTCAACATCTAAATCTGCTTCTACATCACCTTCAGGAGGTAGTTCACCACCTAGCTCACCACCGACATCAGCAGCGTCGCCTGGCACAACTGGTGCCTGACCAGTTAAGATACCTTGCGCTTGTTCTAGTTGTGTCTTAGCACCTTGTAAGTTTTGTACTAAACCACCTAGTGCAGCAGTAGCGTCAGAGTTAAATTGCTGTGCTTGATCCATGCCAACTTCATTGCGAATTGAATCAACAAGTGCAGGAAGATCTTTAAACTGCATAGCAGTAACATCTTCTAGCATCTTTTGCATACGGTCAACCATATCTTGAGCAGCAAGAACTACCTGTGCTTGTTGAATTTCGGCTTCCATTAACTTGCGCTGTAGTCGGCTTGCACCCTTCATTGATTCAGCAACTGATGCTTTCATCATTTGTTGTAATTGGCTAGCGTTTGTAGGATTGCTTAGTAATGCTTCTAAGCCCTTCATATTTTGTGCTAGTGCAGTCTTTTCAGCACCGCCTAGTGGTTTGCCAGCAGCAGCACTTTGGATGGCACGAGTTAAGATATTAGCCGATGATCCGGTTGCAGATGCAATCTTTGCAGCACCCTTGGCTAATGCTTGTGCAGCCTGTGGATTTTGTGCGGCGGCAGCGTTAGCAGCGCCAGGGGCGGCTGTACCGACTGTGCCAGTAGGAACTGCTTCGGCAACACGGGCTGCTAGTGCTTGTTCCATAACCATTAGCTTTAGATAAGCAGGGTTACGCTCACTGCGATGGAAAGCAGGAGTAGCACGATGTTCGCTGATTGTGCGGCGAACACGGTTTAGCATCTTCTTGGCTTCTTTAACTGTTAATTTCTCAACAGATAACTTTGTGCCAAATTGACTTTCAAACACTCGCTTATTTTGCTGAGCTTTGCTTTTTGAGTCCAGTTCTAACAGTTTCATTTTCGAATCCTTTTTGTTGCCAGTATTTAGCCGAATTGATACATTTATTGAGTTGATCTTTTACTTGTCGGCTGCGCATAATAGACTCATGCAGTCGGTCCATTATGACTAGTTTTTTCTGCTGATCTTTGGTACGCTTTAAAAATGATTTGAAATGATCAATCTCATTTTCTCTACGCTCTAGTTCAGTTTCTAAGTTAATTAATTCTTTTGCAAGTCTGGTTTGATTGTACTTGTCTGCTACACACCAACTAATTGCAACTCTGCTCGAATAAGGTTCTGCTGCCAATTGTTTGTAACGGTAAACTTGATAACGGCTTTTTTCGCGGCGTATTGTATAACGCCCAAAGGCCATTATTTCGTTGTCCATAAACACAATAGCATTACTGCCCATGAGATGTTCACGAGCAAGTTTTTCTAAAACCTGTTCGGCTTGTGCGGTTACTTTAGTACGTAGTGATCTACTAGCCATCCAATTACGCCCACTAGTGTTACAATAATGCCAATGCCCCAGGTAATAAGTTGATTATTACGCTGAGAAACAATATTGCCAACCATGTCTTTGATTTCATCAACTGCTGATGTTAAGTGGCAAACTTTTGTCTCCACTGAACTGAGTTTTTCTTCTAAAAACAAATAACGCTGTGCGCACAAGTCAACGTGCGCTTCAAGACTTTTCTTTTCGATTTCTGTGGTTTGCACTTTGCGTCTAGTCCTTTTCATTGATATATTATTTATCGGACTCTAGCGTATAAACCAAGTTGGCCACAACCGGGCCCACCGAGTTAATCCACGGTTCTGTAATCACAGTTTCTGTTAAATTTAACAACATAGGTACGCCGTGCGAATCACTGCGTAACCAATATAATTCATCGTAGTTGTTGGACCAAATACCGGAGGATTCTACATCAAAGGTAAAAGTCCAAACCTTAGCAGACTGTGCAATAATGCCGAACCCCCATGCGCCCGGGTCTTGATCTTCAAGCACTTCTATATCACTGATGTTCAATGGTTGTGTACGCATACTCACAACTTGAATAACAGTATCAAAGTTGCGTTGTTGATTACGGGCGCGAAGCAAATCACCTTGATTAGTAATAGACAGTCCTGTGCGTGTTATGTAAGGCCAAACAACTGTGCGGTTATGATTATCAACACCTGTAACAGAAATATCAAATAATGTACTACAACGAATCTTTATCATATTTTAACTTATAATATACAATAGCGTGACTAAGCAATTCATCTAGTGCAGGATCTTCTTTGGCCATACGCCGTATAGCACCCCACATTTTATTTTCCTGCATTTCAGCCCGAATGTCTCGGTGTGTTTCCAAAGACTGTGCAGTAAGTCGACGCTCACTGCTGCCAATTTCACGTTCGTAAACTGTGCGGCCGCCGTCGGGACTTTCATATACATAGTGTTTGGACATATCTTTATTTAACTACGTAGATAATGGCCAATAAAAAACCCTGGCGAACCAGGGTTTTTATCTTATCAAAAACTAAATTAGTTTGTGAAAGTTGCTGAGCCAGTAACTGACGATGTACCACCAGTTGCTGCGTCAACAGCAGCGGCTAGTGTAGTAGTTGTCCATTGACCTGTTGGGTATAGAGCAACTGCTAGTGTATCAGTTGTTGTATCGGTGAATTCAAAAATAGCGATAGTTGCTGTTTGTTGAATTGCTTGAACTGCTTGGTTAGCAACAGTAGCGTTTGCAGCGATGCCGGCTAGTTCGATTGTGAAAAAGTCTAGCTTTGGACCTGCTGGCTGAACTGTGTTACCACTTGAAGTGATGTTAACAGCGCCAGTTGTGTAAGCGCCTGCGTCTAAGTGTAGTACTGGTTGATAGTCACCATGTGTACGTGTAAAACCTGCCATGATAAATCTCCTTAAAATGTATGGATCGTTTGGATCCTACTTTTATTTAGTCGATCTG